GTAGCAGGGGTTACAGCAGGCTCAGCCAGCAGGACTTGTATTCATGGTGTAATGACTAAGCGTGAAGGTGTAGGACCATACGGACCTTACAAGGCTTACATGTGTCCAACAGCTAAGGGTACACCAGATCAGTGTAAAGCTATCTATCTGAAAACCAACGACCCAGACTACGCTACATTCTAGTCGCATAGGTTTGACTGGGTAGTGTAGTGGGGAAGGCTACCTACCCAGTCAATTATTTATTGGGAGATAAATGAAAACATTAAGCAGAGCAGTAGGTCGTCCTGACATTGGTGGTGAGCCAATGCCTACAGTATTCAGGACGTTTGACAATAACCAAATCGTATTGCGAAGAGCAGAAGTAAGTATGATTGCAGGCACACCAGGTGCAGGTAAGTCAACACTTGCACTAGCCTTAGCACTACGTATGCAAGCACCAACGCTATACCTATCAGCAGATACTAATGCTCACACTATGGCTATGCGTTTGTATTCAATGATTACAGGAGTAAGTCAGAGTGAAGCAGAAAAAATCATATCGGAAGACCCAATCAATTCTAGGAATAACCTTGCTCTTGCCAGCCATATTTATTGGAGCTTTGATTCTGCCCCTAGTCTTAGCGATATCGACGATGAGGTTACCGCGATTGAGGAGTTACTTGGAGAAGCACCTGCCTTAATTGTTATTGATAACCTTATGGATATTAGTATGGATGGCGGAGAAGAATTCAGTAACATGCGTAGTGCACTTAAAGAACTTAAGTACTTAGCAAGAGATACCAACGCCGCTATCCTAGTGTTACATCACACACAAGAAGGTTATGTCGGAGACCCATGCCAACCAAGATCATCCTTGCAAGGCAAGGTAGCACAGTTACCTGCACTAATCCTTACCGTTGGACAGAGCAACGGATTGCTAGGTGTAGCTGCAGTTAAGAATAGGTACGGTAAGGCAGACCAATCTGGTAAGTCACCAGTATGGTTACAATTTAATCCAGAGTATATGTTTATAGCAGATCTAGAGGAAGCAAGATGAAGGCTATAAATGGTACATACGTTCGTGACAATCCTAATCCAAAAGAAGAACTAACATTAGAAGAACTATATCAAAAAGCATTAGATGATATAGATTTTTTACGAGCAGTTAATCGTGGATTAAAGGATGAGCTAGCAATATCAAATGACATTAGATATAAACAACATCTAAAAATAGTAGAGTTAGGAGTACCAAGTGGAGCGTATTAATTGGGATACCAATAACACACCAGACTACGACGACGACGATGAGTAAATTCGGTTGGTGTCTTGGTCACGATACAGAACAACAGCATGAAGAATGCCCAGAAGAATTTACTAACAACGTAAATAATTATACATTGAAATGTGATTGTGAATGCCATGAGCAAAAGTAAACAAAAAGGTACGGCTGCTGAGACAGCAGTAGTTAACTGGTTAGTCAGTAAAGGACGTAAGCATGTCGAACGACGATCTCTTAACGGAGTCAATGATCGAGGTGACATTGCAGGTGTGCCTGGAGTTGTACTCGAAGTAAAGAACTGTGCCAAGATGGAACTATCTGCTTGGCTAAAAGAACTAGAAGTAGAAATGATTAACGACAAAGCTGACACAGGTGTAGTTATTCATAAGAAAAAAGGAACACAAGATGTTGGACTATGGTATGCAACTATGCCAGTAAACATTTGGTTTAAACTAATAGAAGAAGCAGGATACTAATGGATGTGCCACCTATTGCTGCTATCATAGAGCACTATGGTGGTAGATTACGTAGAGACTATGGCAGTTGGCAAAAGATTAAGTGTCCATTCCATGACGATAGCCATGCATCAGCAGGCGTATCAGTTACAGATAACATCTTTGTATGTCATGGCTGTGGAGTAAAAGGAAATGCATTTAACGTAATCAAAATACACGAAGGAGTTAAGTACGGTGAAGCTATCAAGATCGCAGAAGGTATTACTGGAGAAAGCTACAAGTCATTACGAGGAGTACCTTCCGTTGGCAGAAGAGTATCTAGCCAAGCGAGGGATAAGTCTAAAGACAGCTCAAGAGATTCGATTAGGAGTCGTCGTTGATCCACTAGCTGGACAAGAAGCATTTGTAAATAGACTAGCTATCCCATACATAACACCAACAGGTGTAGTTGATGTAAGGTTTAGATCAATGGGATTAGAAGAACCTAAGTACATGGGTATGCCAGGAACTTCTACTAGGTTATACAATGTTAATGCACTGCACACGGCAGGCAATTTTATAGCGGTATGTGAAGGAGAAATAGATGCTATCACTCTTAGTTATTCTTGCGGCATTCCTGCTGTGGGTGTTCCTGGAGCTAATGCTTGGAAACGGCACTACGGACGTTTACTGGCAGACTTTGAAACTATCTATGTTTTTGCTGACGGTGATCAGCCTGGCTCTGATTTTGCAAAGAGTCTAAGTAAAGAGTTTAATAGTGTTATCATTATGCAGATGCCTGAAGGTGAGGATGTTAACTCAATGTTCTTACGTAATGGATCTGGCTACTTTACAGAAAAGATTGCAGCATGAAAAAAAACTTTAATAGTTTAACAAACCATGTAAATGAAATGTTACAAGATAGAAAAGAATTAGAAGAACACGAAGCTAAACTAAAGGATTACAATGCAGGACTTCAGCGAACAAGAAATCAATCACATCTTCCAAGCCCTGATCAACATGGGATTAGAAGTTGTAGATGTCAAATATGCGAACGGGCTTACGCTAACACTAAAGAGACCAACGCTAAAATAAAACCACCATTAGAGTTTGAAGCTGCCATCATAGCTCGCAAAGCTATTGAGTTACTAGTGCAAAAGCATGACGACTATGGACCAAGCAACATCTCTGATGCACCAGGTGGACCATTGAACGGACTAAGTGTTAGGCTACATGACAAGGTAGCAAGACTAAACAATCTATTGTCAAACAATAAAGAACCACAAAACGAAAGTGTACAAGATACATTCATTGATATCCTTAACTATGCACTCATTGCCTTACTGGTAATCGAAGGCAAGTGGGACACTACTAAGTAGGTAAATATGAAAACAGTTATAGTGATACCTGACATGCAAGTTCCTTACCATGATCCTCGTGCTGTACGTGCAGTACAAAACTTTGTGGGTGACTACCAACCAGATGAACTTTACTGTGTTGGTGATGAAGCAGATAGTCCTGAACCATCACGATGGAACAAAGGTTTAGTTGGAGAGTTTGAAGGAACTCTACAAGCTGGACTAGATCGTACTGCTGCCATTATGAAAGAGTTTAAAAACAAGTTAGGTGATAAGCCTTTCCATACCATGAGGAGTAACCACGGTGACCGAGTTGAGAACTATGTCAAGAGATATGCCCCAGCATTGGCAAGTTTGCGGGAGTTGGAATACTCCAAGCTTTTACATTACAGCGAAAACGAAATTACCTATCACGATAAGTTATGGGAGTTTGCACCAGGATGGGTACTGGCACATGGGGATGAAGGCAACATCTCAAGGCAAGCTGGTGGGACGGCTCTCGCTTTGGCTCGCAAAATTGGGTCTTCGGTCGTCTGTGGGCATACACATAGAGCAGGAATCCAGCATGAACACCAAGGTTATAATGGCAAAATTCAAAGTCGTCTCTACGGAGTTGAAGTCGGACACCTTATGGATCTCAGCCAAGCGTCTTACTTAAATACTGGTAGTGCTAACTGGCAACAAGCATTTACTATTCTCTACATACGTAGAGGTAACGTGACTCCTGTTGTTGTACCTATCAATGGACGATCTTTTGTAGTCGAGGGTAAGACATATGAGTTCTAATGGAATTGTTTATGAGATGTACCATGCTATGGTCAAGCAGATTGGATCAGAGTTTAAACGTAAATACCAGATGGTTGAACGTGAAGACATTGAACAAGAACTATGGCTATGGTTTGCTGAACATCCCAACAAGATAGAAGAATGGTTAGCTCTACCTGATCAGAAAGATAGAGATAAACTATTTGCTAGGTCACTACGTAACTCAGCACTAGACTATTGCATTAAAGAAAAAGCACATAAGTCTGGTTACAATGCTGAAGATAACTTCTGGTACAACAAGCAGTTCATTAAGCTTATGATTCCTGCTGTGCTTAGTGACGACTGGACTAAGTTCAACAACACACTAAGCAACATGGGTCGTACTAGTAAAGCACTAGCAGAATCAGGTGACTTCATGGCATTTAGTTCTGATGTCAAGGTTGCTTTCGATAAGTTAAATGACAGAGAGAAATCATTAGTTCATTTATTTTATGGGGAGCAGATAGATGGAGCAGAACTAAGAGATCGTATGGACGCTGACAAGTCACAGAAAGCAGTGATGATGGAAGCTAACAGAGCAGTCAACAAGATGGTCAAAATACTAGGTGGTAATCCACCAGTACGAGATGAGGATTACAACAAACATGAGTGATAAAGAAGAAGAATTAAAACAAGCAGGAGAATTAGTTAAGAAGTCTAAAGACTATAAGATATTTGAATCTTTTATTGAAGCATTTAAATCAGCAGAAGAACAACATATCCGTGACCTTCTTAACCCAGAAGATCCAAAAGATTTTAATCTTCGTGGTGCTGCTGTATGTGCAGAAGCGTATGCTGGTGCTGAATTAATGTTATCTTTTATTAAAGATAAAGAGTAACTTAAAATAAAAATAACCCCCCTTAGGGTGGTAGGTACTAAGTTGCCTACTACTCTAAGAGGGGTTACATAAGCTGTAGCTTATGAAGATGGAACTTCTTCTGGTAATGGTTCACCAGGTTGCCACCATTTGAATTGACGATTAGATGAAGTGCATCCACTGCCACCCATGATCTTGTATTGAACTGTCATGGGATGTTTACTTTTGGTTTCCCATAACAACGTACCATTCCATACCTTAATACCTTTTGGGTATGCGTATGTGTTTGTACCTGTTGTGTCCAACTTACCATTAGGTAGGTTTCTTGCTAGTCTCATCTTTACGTAGCGAGGTTTTTTCTTGCACTGCATATGCAACTGTGCAACCCAAAGAGTTCGCTTACCATTTAAGGTAAATGAATTACCGCTACTAAATGGAACGTCAGTCCATTTGTTAGTACGTAGTGATACCGTACTCTCATCCTTCTTTAGTTTACTTGCACCTGCATCAGCTTGTGATGAAGACAACATAAGAACAAGAGCAGTACTTATAGATACCACTACTAACTTGCGAAACAATTAAGCCTCTGGTGTTGCTGGTTTCTTGGCATCGCCAATAATTTTAGCAGGGTCTATGCCACCGCCACGCTTCCAACCTGGACCTTTTTGTAGTTCCATATGAAGATGAGGACCTGTGACATTGCCTTCTTTCCCAACCTTCCCAATAAAGTCTCCAGTCTTAAGGGTCTGTCCGACCTTAACCTTGTAAGAAGATAAGTGAGCAAATAGAAGATGTCCACCTTCAACTTTAAGTAGCACTGAGTACTGTCCGAAAGCAGCACCCCATACTTGACCTACCTTTACAACCTTACCATCGCATGGAGCAACTACAACTGCACCTACTGGTGCTGCGTAGTCCACTCCTTCATGGCGACCAGAGGACCATAAACGTCCTTTGACTCCGAAGGGTGTCGTGACCTTATACTTTGTATCTTGCATTGGTGAAGCCATTAGTCTTCATCCTCATCTCTTAGTGGTATTGTTACAAGCCATACAAGGAAGCCAGATATTACTAAGATCCCTGTTACCTTCTTGGCTCCGCCGTCTAACGTAAAGTAAGCTATGGCGAGTCCGACCAAGGTGTATGTCTCTGCTGTTATTTCTTTTAAGTATTTCTTTATTCGATTAAGCAACTACTTAAGTCTCCTGACTTGGGCTAACTGACCTACAATTACTGCAGCAACTACAACACCCTGAGATTCTTCTCTTTCTTCAGGTGTCATGTCACTACCTATAGCCATGATTGACTCCGCAGCAGCTGCTAACTGTACAATTCCAGGTACATTTTCTAGGTAGGTTGGTAGTTGGATACTAACCTCTGCTAAAAACTGCTCTGTGTCGCTTACAGGGGCAGGAACAGCCATTGTAGGCTGTGGTTCTGGGGTTATTTCTGGGACTATTTCTTCTATCGTAGGAGTAGGGGAAGGTGTAGGCTCAACTTGTACAGATTCTTGTACAACTTCTGGAGTAGGTGTTGGCTCTACTGGTACTGGTACTACTACCTCTGGTATAGGTATAGGTGTAGGCTCAGCTATAGTTTCAGTAGGGGTAGGACTCGGTTCTACTGTAGGTTCTGGAGTAGGTGATTCAATTTGAGTAGGTTCAGGTATTGGCGTTGGCTCTGGGTCCAGAGTTGGTTCAACGCTTACGACTGGCTCAGGGCTAGGACTTGGCACAGGTTCTAGCACAGGAGCTATGCCATTATACCAACGCAGTGGAGAATCTAAAGGTAGGTTATCCGTAATGTAAATAGGATAGCCATTAGAGAATCCACCCTCACAGTAAAGGCGAGGTATCTCGCCCTTACCATCAAAGAATTGGTTACTGTTATCCCAACCAATAGAAAATGTTTGTTCTACTCCATCTTCTGTAGCGCATGTGACATCTGCAAGAGCCTGTTCAGCAAATGCATTGGTTGGTGTAAACACCATGAACGAACCTACAATAAAAGAAACAATCCCTAAGCGGAGTTTTCTTTTCAATTACTACTTAGACTTCTTCTCGTTTGCTTTAGCAAAAGAATCATTAATCTCTTTATCATCTAGCTTGCCATCACCTATGTAACCACGGGCTAGAGATTCAGATACAACTGCAACACCCATGATCGCTGCTAATGCAGCAGACTTCCATGTATCAATACCTAGTAGTGCACCAGCACCAAGAGTACCCATTACAGATGCAATAACTACAGCCAGCATACGACCAGAGATATCTTTAACTTGCTTCTTACTCATTTATAGTTTCCTAACTGTTACTAATAGTAAGCCACCAAAGCCACTACTATTTTTATCTGGGGAAGATTCGTTAGAAAAACGAACTTCTTCAATTACACCTTCATACTGCTCACCAGTACGATAGTCAGTTATATGAACAAACTTACCTGTTTCTTCAATAGCTTCAATACGCTGAATAAATTCCATAGCACGACCATCGTAACCAAAGATAGAATTAAATTTGTCCATCTCGTTGTCATAGCAAGACAGTGGGTACTGATACAAACGCTGACGGCGCGTAGCTGGCGTAGATTTAATTTGATAAGCTTCTAGTACAGGTAGGCTTTGATCATCAGTAGCGTTGTTAAATACAAACTTAAATGCCATAAACTCTTGCTTGGTAGCAGGTGTAGTTATTAAAATGTCTCTATTACTTAAGCCTTGACTAACAACTGCAAGAGATGATTCAGTACCAAACTTATCAATAGTATAAACAGTTATATTGTCACCTTGACCAGTGGTGCATTGAAGATTAACGTACCTAAAAAACTTTGGCTCAACAGTTCCATAACGAATCTTACCAGTTTGAAGCCAGCCAGTGCTGCGCTTTCTAGTAGTGTGTTCTACTTGTAGCTCACCCTTAGTAGCTCCATCATTCTCTTCAACTACCATAACTAATCTATCGTCAACTAAATAAACTTCAGTTGCTTCAGAGTTATCTGCATCTTTACTTGATTCATATTCCAAGTCGTAAGCGTAAGCAAACGTACCGTCACTAAACGATTGAGATAAATCAATACGAATTAAACAAGCATTGGTGTAAGCACCATCAGCTACCTTAGTAGCTGCGTAGATGTATTTATCCTTAGTAGCAAAACCATTAACTGAGTAAGTAGAATCAATTAGCAATGGTCCAAGTGTTACTAATCCAGTAGGACCAACCTGACATATACGTACACCTTTATTGGTAGCAACTGCTAAGTAACCTAAGTAGTATTCAATTGCAATAATGTTTTCACCATCAGGCATAGATGCTACAACAAAACCGCCTGGCAAGTCAGGCAAGTTAGTTGTCTCATCAAAACCTATTGCATAAATCTCAGATTTATTACCAGCATTACCAGCAGCATAAACATAAGTAGGACCAGCTGTTACATCTTTCCAGTTCCAATTAGCATTAATATGAATCTTAGATGTGCTAGATGCAGCAGCCATATCATTGCTACCAGTGTGGTTACCATTGCCCGTGTAAGCAGAGTTTAATAAGTAAAGAGTTCTACCATCACCAAAGAATAACTGTCCCTTAATGTATTTAATTACACCTTGAGTAACAGAACTATGTCTAGCAAACACAACATCAGTATCTAAATCATTAACAAGACCAGTATGAATACAAGTAGAACAAGCAGCGTAGTACCTAGTACCGTTAGTTGCTACAGAAATAATTGGAAAAGTAGTTGAGTGACCACTAAGAGTTGATCCACCAGATACTACATAATCATCTTCAGTTGCTGCACTATTGCCATTTAAAACAATGCGCTTTAATGTGCCAGTACTATCACCAGATACAAGACAGTCACTAGTACCGTCATTACCAGTAGCAGCATTAATACCATTAGCATCACTGTATGCATGAAATACATCTGGAAGTAATGTAGCTTGTCCAATAGTCCATACATCTACACCACGACTATCAGCAAACCTATGAGTTACATGTTCGTAGTCAGTACCTGGTTCATAGAACGAAATACCACTACCGTTATGCCATGATGTTTGTGATCGTAACCACCAACCAGTAAGCGATTGTTCACCTGGCTCAGGGCTGTTATCAAACTGATCCTTCTTGTATGGTGCAGTCTCACGACGATATGGGTTTTGATTATTAACGCTAACAATAAATGGTAAGTCATCAATAACAATATCAAAAGCTGTATCAGTTAATTCAAAGGTTGCTTCAGTTAAAGGTACCGAAAGATCATAGGGAACGCCTTCTGAAATATCATAAGTTGGCACTTATGCTCCTTAGAATTTGATGATAAAGTTAATTACAGTGGACGGTTGCATGTTGTTGTGTGCTCCACCGCCACCAGTATTTTGGTTAGTTGCTGTTTGCGCTATGTTAGTTGCCGTTGTTGCTTGGTTAGTTGCAGTAGCGTTATTAACTGCAGCACCTGCTGCTGCAATTTGTCCAACCACAATAGCGTTAAATCCACCACCAAGAGCAGTTCCATAAGTAAACTCATGCCAGTGTGGATCCTGTGTGTGGTTGTGAGCATTTTGCGTATGGTTATGTGAATCTTGAATGTGCGTATGGCTTGGTATTTCTGGAATTGTTAACGTATGTGTTTCAGCACCAGTAAATCCACCAAGTGAGCGCAAGGTTAATGCAACACCGCCAGTAGGATTACCGCTACCAGTAACTCCACCACCTGTACCAGTGCCAGCACCCATTGGTGTACGACCACGAAGATCAGGTAAACGGAAGTGTGTAGTTCCTACACCACCAGAACCATCAGTTAAATTTCCATAAGTTGTACCAAGAACTAAAGATAAAGCATTGTAAGTACCTGCAATAGCAAGTTGTTGTCCTTGACACAATAACCAACCAGTTGGAGCAGTATCAGTAACCCACATAGTTACAGCACCAATAGGAGTATTATTTACCAGTGTATCAATTTGTGTTTGAATTGGAGAAGTAACACCAGTAACATGGTTAAGTGCTGTTGATGTAGCTGTAAGAGTAACATTTTCATTAATCTTTGGAGTAGTTAAAGTTTTATTGGTAAGAGTTTGTGTGCTTGTTGTACCAACAACAGCACCAGTTACACCATGTGCAGTAGCAGTATTATCAAGATGATCGTGTACTAACTGTAAGTCAGAACCAACAATCATGTGGCGAACTTCGTTGCCACTAGTATGTGTCTGTGCAGTAGCACCAGTTTCAATAGCACGTTCTATTTTAACTGTTGGTGCAGTTACACCAGCTTGATCAACCGTAACTAATACTGCTTCTTCATTTGCGGTATCTGGACTAAGCACAAGAACATAAGGTGGACTAGGCAAACCAGTAACATTGCTAAGAGTAATTTGTGTAGCAACATTAGTTACATTGCCATTTAATGTCTTAGGCTCTGCAATAGATTTGTAATTACGGGACATGATTTACCTATCGTGTGAAGTGGATTCTAGTTGGGTTACGATCAGTTAACTTTCGACTTTCCTCAGCAAGTCTCTTGTCATATAGTGCAAGTAGATACTTAGAGGTATTAGTACCAGCACCATAAGCACGACCAGCAATTTGTGACTGTTGATCTGATTCAGCAGAGCCAAAGGTTAAACGACCTGGATCTACGAATGAAGCTAGTCGTGCTGCAGCACCAAGAATAATTACATCCTTAGAAGACACAGGTAAACCAGTAACGATTTCAAACTCATCGTCATTAGTATCCATTACAGTTGGTGCGGATGTATAAAATATCTGTACAGTTCTTCCTGGTTCAACACCAGAGTAAAGACTAATACTGTTGCGAGAATTAAAAGCACTAGTGTTAGCCATAGAATCAACACGCCAACTACGAATAGGAAGCCATTCTTTAGATGGACCAGTAGTTTGAAAGGATACTCCAAGCACAGTTTCTGCTTCGTCAGGTAAAGCGTAAGTTGATTTAGCTGTTGAGTAAGAAAATGTATGGGTAGCAGTAGCATACAAGTCTGGATAAACTGCCTGAATCGTATCATTAATAGCTTCCTTAATGTCTACAGATGGGAAGGTAGGAGATACAATTACACGTGCACCGTTCTGATGTGAGGCTGCAGATGTACCATTGTAACCACGACCATA